GCCGGGCGCCGGCGGGCAAGCGACGGCCGTGCCGGCCGCGCGGGAGCAGGGAGCATGAGCGCCAAACGCTTCGCCCGAGCCGGCCAGACGGGCGGTCCCGCCAAGGCGCGCGACGCGCTGACCAAGGCCTATCTCAGGGTCTTCTCCGGCGAGGACGGCGAAATGGTGCTGGCCGACCTCGCAGCAACCGTCGGCTACTATCGCCGCCCGTCCTATGGCGAGTGGATGGCCAGGACCAGAACGCCGAACGGCTTCGAACTGCACAGCGCGCTCAGCAATGCGCGGGCTGAAGTGGTGCAGCACATTATGGGATTTCTGACGTTGGACGAGACGCAGCTGGCTGCGCTGGAGAAGGCGGCACGGGCGGAAGGGTAGGCGGCATCCGCAAAGCTGCCAATCTCCCCCCGTGTGGGGGAGATGTCCGGCAGGACAGAGGGGGGGCGCTGTCCCGCTAGCGTTTGCCGTGATTGCAGCTGCTCCAGGCAATATTTCGGGATATGCCTCCGGACCTGGCCACAAATGCACATGTCGCAGACGGCATGCCGATCCCCTCGGCTGGCCGTTTCTGGCCTTTAGATCCGGCCGGGATCATTCTTTTTCATCCCTTCCTCGACCATTGCTCGTTTCGCACCGCTACTTCAACCAATCACGCCGCATGGCTGGAAGATCACCGTCGCCAGTCGAATGGCGGCAATGCCTTCGCATTGCTTGGTGGTGCGCTCAATCATTCTGTTAGCCGCGTATGGGCTGGGTACTGGCAAAGAGCGGAATAGTATTGCAGAAGAGGCGATTGTTGAGATTCTGCTGAATGTGCCCGCGTGAATAGCAAAATTGGCCGGCATCCCCGTCTACCTTGGCAGGCAGATGACCCACAGCTCATTCTTTCGCACTGTCGATGGAGCGAGTTGAAGGGAACCTATAAAAAATCGGCAAAGGAGGCGGCTAGAGGGACAGAGATATACGAGCGCGCCAAGAAGCAGTTTGACGAAAGCGCCGCCGCTGATTTGGTCGACCAATGCGTGCGTCAGACTGTGGTTGAGCAGATAATTGATCTTGTTCTCGCCAAGAAGAAACCCGCTCGGATAGTGATTCCTCACCCGGAATATGATCCTCACGATATGGACGAAGGAGGAAATGCCCTTCGCCCGACAAATGCGCTTCCATTTGCCTACGCCGCATATCTCGCCCAAGAAATGGACTGCCCCATCGATGACCAGATCATCGAAACGGCGCGTCCGGGTCGCACGAAATTGAAGCGGTTCCCACGGTTTTTGTGGCAACCAGCCTTCGCGGGAGAGGTGCGACAAGATTGCACCTATGTCTTGGCCGACGACAATTGTACCCTTGGCGGCACGTTGGCGACGCTGCGGAACTACATCCTTTCGAAGGGTGGAACCATCGCGGCAGTTACAGCTTTATCAACCAATGACGGCCTACACTGTCGTTTTCCCATTGCTGGGAATACGGTTGATGTGCTTAAGTCGACTTATTCTGTGGACATTTCGTCCCTCTGGATAGAGGAAATTGGCCATGACATTCGGTGTCTTACAGAGAGTGAAGGAACATTTCTGGCCGACTGGCCAAAAAGAAACCCAAGCTCCGATGGGGCCAGCCCATTTCAACGACTCAGAGATCGCCTCGCTGCGGCAGCAGCTAAAGGCGAATAGCGATTCTGCGCTTAAAATCCGCGCCGCGCGTGGCCACAAGGTTAACCCCCGAATCTTAGCGGCACGCAAAGCGGGCGCTAACGTCTAAACTCGTCTCTCGACGCGCTCTGTCTCCTTGGCCTTCCGCTTTCGCCGCACCTTCGCGGTATTGACGCACTGCCTGATCCGCTCGACTAGCGACGGCTCCCAGCCCCTCAGTTGAACAATGCGCTGGGCCGTCTCCTTGCTGCCTTCCGCCTCGCACTTCAGGATTATCCGTAAAGCTCGCCTTTCCGGAAGCGGCAGGGCTGCCGCCGCAATGGCGCGACCTCCGCGCGATTCGCCACAAGCGTGTTTATCGCGTGTTCGTATCGGGTCGAGCGAACGATGGGGGCAGCTCTTGGCATTCCCGGATTTTATGTGAAGCCACCAGGTAGCGGCAGTCGGAATGTTGGTGCGTTTGCTACATAAGACCGCAATTTCGCGGATTGAGCTTCGGCAACGCCAGCTTTTCAGATGGTGGCGCCGCCCCTCAACCGCCCTTCGGGCACCTTCTCCCCGTTGAACGAGGAGAAGGGGAAGCCCGTCCTCAATAATCGTTGTTGTAATACCGGTCGTCGCAGGGCGCGGTGTAGATGCGGCCATAGCGGTCCTGGTAGCGGCAGAGCTGTTCGCCGCGGCGCTGCGGCGTGGTGGCCTGGCCGATGACGGCGCCGAGCAGGGCGCCGCCGGCGGCGCCGATCACCGTGCTCTTGGTGTTGCCGCCCAGCGCCTGGCCGGCGAGCGCGCCGACGCCGCCGCCGATGAGCGCGCCGTTGGTCGCCCTCTGCTGCTGTTCGGTCTGGGTCGCGCAGCCTGCCAGAGCGGCAGTCATGAGCACGGCGGCAATGGCTTGTCTGATGATCATCTTGGAACTCCTTTGAAGCCCCAAACGCGGATTGGAGCGAATGGTTGCCAGTTGCTGGCGCATTGCGGCCAAACGGCGGCACGCCCGCTCACGAAATGCGACATGGTTTCTCAGCCCTTGAAGATGATGGTCGCCAAAGCGGAAACGCCTTGCGCGAACGGGGCGATAGCGCTGTTGCATGAATCGAGTTCCGAGGCCGCTGTGCCGCCTGACTGCTGGATACCAGCAGTGGACTGATCCGGCCCTTCGCTGTCGCTTCGGGCGTTCGTCGTTCGGAAAGCCAAGCAATTGGCTTTCCGTGCGCTGCGCGCACCACTCCTCACCCCCCCAAGAATGGAGATACCAATGACCCGAGGTCTTCCCCGGACGCTGTCGCGCGCCGCCGCTCGCGAGGCTGGACTTGCCCCGCCCAAATTCGGCCTCAAGGCCGTCACCACAGGGCAGGGCGGATCGTACCGCACCGTGTTCACCCTTGCCGGCATGCAGGTGCCGGTCGCTGACGCGCTGGCCTATGCCAGCCAGAAGCTTTTCGATTTCGCCGACGGCAAGGTGCGCATCAAGGGCGGCACGGCACGATTGCAATTTGCGGTGCTGAGCACCCGCGCGGCGACCATCAACGACAATGCGGCGCTGACCTGGTCGCTGGGTTCAGTGGCAGCATCGAGCGCCACGCTTGCTGGCACCATGGTCAATGTGCTGGCCTCGACCGCTCGCACGCTGGATGGCGTGGGCGCCGCGCTATCGACTGCCTCGACCGCGGATGTCGCGGCAGCCGCAACATTGGATGGCACGGTGACGCCGGTGGACCTTTACCTCAACCTGGCGTTTGCGACCGGCACGGATATCGATGCCGACGGGACGATTGCCGTGACGGGCACGATCACGCTGCTGTGGGAAAACTGGGGCGACAACGCGTAGCCGCTAATCTCCCCCCTTGAGGGGGAGATGTCGCCGAAGGCGACAGAGGGGGTCGGTGCGACCGGATGCGACCCCCTTTTGCGACGGAGGAGGTCGGCGCTCCACGCGAGGCGACCCCCTCTGGCCTGCCGGCCATCTCCCCTCGAGGGGGGAGATCAGCAGCTCACCCACGCCTCATTTCTTCCAGCACCCCTCAACCGTCTCGGCGCTGCGCGCCGATCCACCTTCTCCCACAGGGGGAGAAGGAGAAAAGAAGGAATCCACTCATGACAGATCTGGCAGATTCCGGGTCCGTGGCGGCGCGTGCGCAGCCGGCGGGCAACCCAGTACGGCCACCGGCTGGCGGGGACAACGGGTCCGCCGCGCCTCCGGCCAAAAGTTGGTTTGACGGTCTTTCCGAAGGCAACCGCAAGCTCGCTGAAACCAAGGGCTGGACCAAGGCCGAAAACCTCGATCGGGTTTTCAATTCCTATGCGGAGCTGGAACGGCAGCAGGGTGAAAGCCTGCGCGTTCCAGCACCCGACGCATCCCCGGAAGACTGGCAGAAATTTCATGCCCGGCTGCCCGAGACCATGCGTCCGCTGACATCGCCCGACAAGGTCGAGTACAGGCGGCCCGACGGCCTGCCTGAAAACTTCGCTTATTCGGACGAGCTTGCCCAGGCGTCCAAGGCCTGGGCAGTCGAGGCCGGCGCCACGCCCAAAGTGGCGCAGGCCTATCACGACCGCTTCGTCGGCTACATGGCCGAGCAGGCCGCGCGCCAGGACATCGCGCTTGCCCGCTCGGTCGAGGCCACGCATGACGATCTCGTGCGCGACTGGGGACCGACCGACAGCGATGGCTTTCGCCAGAAGCTGGAAGTTGCCAACCGGGCGATGAAGAAGCTCGGACTGGTCGACGCGTATAAGGCCAAGGGCATCCTTCTGCCGGACGGCGCATTGACCGATCCGCAGATCGCGAAGGCGTTCCATGCCGTCGGCGAGGCGATGTTCCGGGAAGACACGATCGACGGCGGCGCGGCTGTGAGCGGTGGCAATCCGTTCAAGCGCAACGCCGCCGGCGACCGCAACATTTCGGCCATTTCAGCCCTTGTCAAAAGCGACCCCGCCCGCGCCCGGCGGCTCGCGCGGGAAGCGGGCGAAAACCCGAATCTATGGATGCCGAACAACCCCCTCTGATCCCGAGCTACCCACAGCCACATCAACCTCAAAGGAAGTGAAAAATGGCAGACGCCTATACCCGTATCGCGGACGCGATCGTTCCGTCCGTTTATGCCCAGTACTCGTTCGAGGAGCACGTCCAGTCGCTGGAAATCTTCCAGGCCGGCATCCTCTTCAACGACCCGGCCATCACCGCCAAGCTGTCGATGGGCGGCCGCTCGGTCGACATGCCCGGCTGGAAGGATCTCGGCAACGATCCGTCCGAACCGGTCAATGACGATCCGGCCGATTCCATCGAGATGAAGAAGATCGGCGCCCGCCGCGAGGTCGCCGCCCGCAACGTCCGCGCCCAGGCCTGGGGGGTGCCGGACCTGACCTCGATCCTGGCCGGCGACGACCCGCAGAAGCTGATCGTCAAGCGTCAGACCGAGTACTGGCAGCGCGCCAACAAGCTGACCCTGCTCGGCATCCTGAAAGGGGTCGTCGCCGACAACATCGCCAATGACGGCAGCGACCTGGTGCGCGTCACCGGCGCCTCCATCGTCGACACCGACATCATCGAGGCCGCCTATCTGATGGGCGACCGCGCTGACAAGTTCAAGACGATCTGGATGCACTCCAAGCAGATGAAGGCACTGAAGCTCGCCGATCTCATCGACTATGTCCCGTCGTCAGAGCAGGGCGGGCCGCTCATCCCCTACTACATGGGGCTGCGCTGCGTGGTCGATGACGACATTCCGGTCGCGGCCGGCGTCTACACCGCCTTCATGTTCAAGGACAAGGCGATCCTGTGGAACGAGCTTCCGGTCAACACGGAAGGCGGCCCGCTGGAGTTCGACCGCAAGCCGCGCCAGGGCCATGGCGGCGGCGTCACCGAGATGGTCGGCCGCAGGCACTTCGTCCCGCACGTGCCCGGCACCCGTTTCCTCGACGCGTCTTCGGCCGGCGAGTTCGCCACCGACGCCGAACTCGCGCTGGCGGCAAACTGGGACCGTACGGCCTCCAGCGTCAAGAGCATGACGTTCATCGCGCTGAAAACGACCGAGGCGTAGTACCTTTCGTCCGGCCAGCGGGTCGCCGAAACTGCTGATCTCCCCCCTTGCGGGGGAGATGTCCGGCAGGACAGAGGGGGGNCCTCTGGCCTGCCGGCCATCTCCCCCGCAAGGGGGGAGATTGGCGCTCCGCCATATGCCCTTGCCCAATCAACCACCATCCACGAGGCGCTGATCCATGGCCATCACCCCGCTCGACATCGCCAATATGGCGCTCGCCGTCCTCGACGAGGCGCCGATCGACAGTCTCGACCAGGACGTCAAGGCGGCGCGCCTGCTCAACCTGCATTTCGACCTGACGCGGGAAGCCGAACTCGCCAGGCACGTCTGGGTGTTCGCCATCCTTGCCGCCAGCGTCGCCGGCGCCGACACCGGCAGCGGCAATTGCACCTTGAACTTCGCCTATGAACTGCCCGCCGATTGCCTGCGGCCGCTGCCGCTGACGGCAAATGGCGAGCCGGACGGCGTACCGATCTCCTGGCGCCAGGAAGCCGGGCTGATCTACTGCGACCGGTCCGGTCCATTGATCATCCGTTACATCGCCAACCTCACCGACCCGAACGACTGGGACGCGCTGTTCACCGAAGTGCTGGTGGCAGCCCTCGCCATCAAGATCGCGCATCCCTTGACGCACAAGGCGGGCATGATCGACATCGCCCGCTCCGCCTATGACCGGGCGCTGGACGCGGCCTTTGCCGCCAACGCCATCCAGCGCGGCGGTCGGCTCTACACCTCATCCTGGGCGCAGCAGCGCGGCGACTTCAGGGTGTCTGCCCGATGACCGCGCTCTACCCTATCCAGGACGTTTTCACCCGTGGCGAAATCAGCCCGCGCCTGCACGCACGCGCCTCACTCGATCTCTATCGTGCGGCGCTGTCCAAATGTGAGAACTTCGTCACGTTGCCGCATGGCGGTATCCGCGCCCGCGGCGGCAGCTATTTCGTCAACGAGGTGAAGAATTCGGCCAGGAAGACGCGCGCCATCCCCTTCATCTTCTCCTCCGAGCAGGCCTACTGCCTGGAGTTCGGCGACCTCTATATCCGCGTCTATGCCTATGGCGCCCGCGTCGGCACGGTCGAGGTGGCCTCGCCCTATCTGGAGGCCGATTTGTTCGACCTCGCCTATGTCCAGTCAGCCGACCAGATGTGGATCACCCACAAGAACTATGCGCCCAAAGTGCTGACCCGCACCGCCCACACGACATGGACGCTGGCAGGTTACGAGTTCCTCGACGGCCCTTACGATCCAATCAACACGACCGGCACCACGATGACGCCGGCCAGTTACGGCTCGTACGTGCCGAAGATGACAGGCTTGACGGCTCCGGCCGGAACGGCTTTGGCCAGCAACGGTTCCGCGTCAGCGTGGGCGATTTTCGACAAGGACAGCAGAACAGGTGCGGAGATCGGTGCCGGCACCAATGGCTGGGTCCAATATCGGCAGGCGAGCGGAGCGCAGAAGGTTTGCGACGCCTACTGGGTGCAAGCCATGAACAGCGCATCGGAAGCAGAAAATATGCCGACGCAATGGGAAATCCAGGGCTCGAACGACGGATCGACATGGACAACCATCGACTCGCGGATTGGCCAGATAGGCTGGGGTAACTCCGAGCGCCGGTTCTTCGAATTCTTCAACAAGGCCGCCTTTGAATATCTGCGCATGGACATGGACGGTGGCGGCGGCTCTGACAGTACCAGAACCGACCTCGCCGAATGGGCGCCGAACGAGGACGGCGACCTGATGACGCCGTTCAATCTGACGGCGTCATCGATCACCGGTATCAACGATGATACCGGGTTCCAGACATCGGATATTGGCCGCGCCATCCGGCTGCTCGGTTCGGATGGGCGGTGGCGCTGGGCCAAGATTGCAGCACGCACGAGCGCGACAGTCGTTACCGTTCGTCTGTATGGCCATGCCTTGCCGGATCTCAGTCCGATCAGTCGCTGGCGGCTTGGTACCTTCGTGCCCGGAAAATATGTCGAGGCGGGCTCGCTCTATGAGGAGCGGTTGGCCTTCAGTCGAAAATTCTCGGTCTATGCATCGGCGACCGGCGACTTCGACAATTTCGCGCTCGGCGAGAAAGATGACGACGCGCTGGAATTCGTCCAGGCCGGCGGCGGCCAGGCCAACGACATCGTCTGGATCGCCGATTCCGATGGTGCGCTGCTGATCGGCACGTCGGGCGGTATCAGGGCACTGTCCGGCTCCGGCATCGACGAGGCACTCACCCCGTCCTCGTTCAAGAACCGCCGTTCGCGCACCTTTGGCTGCGCCCGCATCCGCCCGGTCGATGCCGGGCAGTCCTTCCTCTATGTCACCCGCTCGCGCAAATCGATTGCCGAGCTGACGCAGAGTTCTACAGCCAAATTCACCTCCGATGACATCGGCCAGATCTCGGAACATATCCCCAAGCAAGGCGTGGTCGAACTCGCCTTCCAGACCGACCCCGACCCGATGCTGTGGTTCCCGCTCGAAAATGGCGAACTTGGCGGCTACACCCACCAGCCGAGCCAGGAGGTTCGCGGCATGCACCGCCATCGCTTCGGCGGCAGCTTCGCTGGATCCGCCCCCGGTCAACCCACTTGGGCGGTCGTTGAAAGCGCCGTGGTGACGCCTGGCCAGAACGGCGTCGACGACATCTGGCTGATCGTCAAGCGCACCATTGGCGGGGTGACCAGGCGCTACATCGAAATCATGACCACGCCATTCGAATACGGCATGCTGGAGGATGCCTTTCAGGTCGATTGCGGACTGACCTATTCGGGTGCACCCGTCAACGTCGTCTCCGGGCTCGGCCATCTCAACGGCCAGCTGGTCGACGTGCTGGCCGGCGGCAAGGTCTATCGCGGCCTGCCGGTTGCCTCCGGCCAGGTGGCGCTGCCCGCCGGCGCCACAGCTGGGAAGTGGCAGGTCGGGCTGCCCTTCCAGTCCGAGGCCAACACGCTGGAACTCGACGTCGGCGGCCAGGACGGTTCCGTCATCGGCCGCCGCAAGAAGGTGGCGAAAGTCATCCTGTCGCTGCTCGAGACCGACACCACCGGGCTGCAGGTGCAGTCCTTCCTCCGCGGCCGCTGGGAGAGCGTGCGCATGCCGAGCATCGTCGCACCCGACGGCAATGCGAAACTCTACACCGGCAATGTCGATGTACCGGTCGACGACAGCTGGGAAGGGCAGGGCAGGGTCCGCATCCGCCACCTCAACCCGACGCCCTGCACGATCCGGGCGTTTACGCCGGTATTCGACGCCGAGCCGTAGAAAAATTTGATGCGGCAATAGTCAACGCCGAGTTCCCGCCCACCCCCCTCTGGCCTGCCGGCCATCTCCCCCGCAAGGGGGGAGATCAACGGCATCTTTGCCTTCGCTAATCGCTGACGTAGCAAGACTGGCGAGCCTGCTCGAGCTGCCAATCTCCCCCCATGCGGGGGAGATGTCCGGCAGGACAGAGGGGGGTGCTGTCCCGCCGACGTCACCATTCTCGCACCATTCCCACCAAGGAACCCACCCCAATGACCCCCCATGCCGAGACCCTCGGCAAGGCGCGGACGGCTGCCGATTTCGCGGCCGTCATCGCCTTGCTCGACACCGACATTAACGACGCCGTCGTCCGCAGGCGCGCGCTGGAGCAGGCCGAGGACCGGGCCGTCTTTGGCGACGGCGACCTGGCCGCGGCGCGCGCCGCGCTCGATGCCTGCAACGACGTCATCACCTTGCTGGAAAAAACCATCTGCGTCGCCGACACGCGCCGCATCGACGCCGCCGAGAGCGAAGCCCGCGCCGACATTGCCGCTCTTGGCGACGAGATTGCGGCCAAAGCCGCCACCCTGACCGAGCGCTGGCGCAACGCTGCCCGGCTGGTCGAGCTGCTGCGCCAGGAACTGTTCGAGGCCGATGCGCTCGTCCGTGCCATCGCCACCGCCAATGGCCTGTTCGACGCCGCCAGCGTCGCCGAGCTGAAGATAAACCTCACCGCTGCCCGCCGCGCCGCCATGGCCGGCGCACGGGCAGCCGCACNAGCTGAAGATAAACCTCCCCGCTGCCCGCCGCGCCACCATGGCCGGCGCACGGGCAGCCGCACCCGCTCGCCTCAGCCGCGCCGGGCTGCAGGTCGACCGGCTGCTTTTGTCCCTGCTCGCTGCCGGCGGTCCACTCGACCCGCGCCCGCAGCTTGGCGCGCCGGTCGCCGGCGTCAAAAGCAAGTTCATTCCCGCAATCAAACCCATTCCCGCGAGAAAACCCATTCCTGCAATCAAACCCCTGGGCGAACGAGGCTGACCATGTGCACACTTGCCCTTCTCGGCACCGTTCTTTCCGTCGGCGGCGCGCTGGCCGAGGGCCAGCAGCCGAAGCAGATGGCCGACTATCAGGCCAAGGCCTATGAGCAGCAGGCGCAGGCGGATGCTCAAGCCGCCGCCTTCGAGCAAGGCCAGGAGCGCCACAAGCAGGACCTGCTGCAGGCGCAGGCGCGCGCCCAGGCCGGCGCGTCCGGCGTCGGCATAGCCGGCTCGCCGACCGAGGTGCTGGCGGCGAATGCCAGGCAGGGCCAGGCGGATCTCGGCGCGCTGCTGTACGGCTCGAAGCTGCGCCAGAACAATCTCAACAGCCAAGCCGCCATCTCGCGCTTCCAGGGCAAGCAGGCGGTGACGGCGTCAATCTTCAACGCCGGCAGCGCGCTCGTTGGCGGCCTCTCCAAAATCTACGACCCGACGAAAGCGGCAGCGTCAAGCGCTGCGGCCGCCGCTGTGCCGGGCCGCTCCGTGATCTTCGGCAGTGCGGCCCTCAGGGCTCCGTGGGCGGGGAACACGTAGATGGTACACATCATCCCCCTTTCCGTCGGCCAGCGCCGGCTCGATACCGGCAACGCCGTGCAATATCCCCAGGGGTCGCCGATCGGCGGCGCCATGCAAGGTTTCGGCGACCACGTTTCCGCTCTTGCCGAACGCTACCAGCAGATGAAGGACCAGCAGGACGCGTTCGACGCCGAGCTGGCGCGTCGCGGCTTCGACGCGCGGATCGCGCAGGCCGAAGATGAAGTGGCGGCGAACGCGCCGGCGGATGGCGCAGGCATGCATGAAGCCATGTATGGCGAGGTCGACCTGCGCGCCGGCCGGGTGGTGAAACCAGGCCTGTACGATACGCTGTTCGACGATGCGAAACGGACGATGCCCGAAAGCCAGCGCGCCGCTTTCGCAGGCCAGAAGGAAAACAAGCGCGTCGTTGGCGCATACCGCATGGCGCTGCGGCAAAAGACCAAACGCGACGACTACGAGAAGGCCACCGTCGACACGACGCTGACGACCAATGCCATCGCCATAGCAAAAGGCGACCCGAACGACACCGCGAACTTCGAGGCGATCCGGCAGAGCGGGCTCGACCTGATCGCCAAGATCGGCAACCCGCTTGCCAGGCAAGCGGCGGAAGCCGCCTGGCGCACCAACTCGGCCAAGGCGCTGGTTCAGGCGATGATCGCCACGGACCCGAAGCGCGCGCTGGAAATGTTCGGCGGCGCAGCGGCCGCCGGCGGCGAGACCGCTGGCGATAGCGCGCAGGCTGCGGGCAACTCCTTTGTGGACGGCCCAAGGATGGCGCCCGGGAAAGAAGACCGCGTCGGCACGCAGACGCCGGATGACCGCATCGCGCAGGCGTTCAGGGACGATCTTCCGCAGGAGGAACAGGATGCGCTGGCCTTAAAGGCAAAGGTCGCAAAATTCAGGCAGGACATCCAGACGCGCGTCGAGATCGGTCGCGCCGAGAGGGAAGCGCCGGACGAGATAGCACGCACGGGCGCCTACTCCGGCGCAATGCCGGGCAAGGACGCCTACAGGACCATCTATGGCCTCGATGAGGGCGACAGGCGCCGGCAGGGTCTCGAATGGCGTACCAATGTCGGCAAGAAGATTTTCGACATGGCGACCATGTCGAACCAGGAGATCAATGCCGCCGTTGTCAGTGCCGAACCGGGGCCGAACGCTTCACCGGCGGATCAGGCGGGCCACGATTCAACCGCTGCCGCGGCAAATCTGGTCCTGGAAAGGAGGCGAGCCTATCCAGGTGACTATGTCGATGGATTGTCTTCAGAAATCTCGGAGGGTTGGAAAGCCGTATTTGGCACTGGGCCCTCTGATTCAGAGGCTTTCGACCAAGATACTTACGACAAAACACTAGCCTTGTCTGTCGCCCAGCAAAATGCATTGGGCATCGCTGATGAAAATCTCCAACCCGTGCCGTTCTCTTTTCTCCTCAAGCTTGCCGAGCAGCGCGACAGCGGAGCCATGTACTTCATGGACAACTACGCGAAGGCGAGCGAGTTGTTCGCGCGCACGAAGGGTCCTGTCGCACGAGCAGCTTTGGTTCGGGAATTGGATGAGGCCGGCCTGGGCGGGATTCTTCCTGGCGGCAAGCCTGGCCTTTCGGCGATCGAGGTATTTCGATCGGAGGCCAGAGGCCTTGGCAAGGCAGGTGCGAATGCGGGGATATTCGCAGGCAAATTGATGAAGGGGATTGGCTACGGGGCTTCCCTTGGAACAAGCGATCCTCCCGATTTCAGCCAAGGCTACTTCGAGCCTTCGAACAATGCCGAGAAGGTGATGATGCGTCAGGGAAATGACGCATTGAGCTGGGCGATACCTGGGCCGGGCATTGGGCGAGCTGCTGTTGCCGCGAAAGGGATACCTCGCACACTTGAGCCGTTGAGTGCCATGGCGTCGGGGCGCGCCGAAGGTCTCATCGCCAAAGAGCTTCCCGGTGAGTTGTCTAAGGAAGGCGCGGGACTCGTCGAAGGTGGCAGCGGACACCCGGCCGTCGCTCTCGATCTCCCCTCGGGCAGTTTCTCAATGTCAGATTGGGCAGATTATCCGATAGCGGTTGTGCCCAAGCCAGATGGATTATTCATACGGCTAGAAGGTACACAGCAAAAAGCTGCTAGAAAAGCGGCTGATAAGGCCAATCGCATTATCCGCCAAGAGCGAGGCCTTGTCGGCCAGCCCGTGGATGTGCATGAAATTAAGCCAGTGAAGTTTGGCGGGAGTCCGACCGATCCGTCCAACAAGGTCATTCTGCCCCGAGAAGTTCATCAGCAGCAGGTTACGCCCTGGTGGAACAAATTACTAAAAGACATTGGAGAATAGCAGTGGGATATGCACTAACTAAGGGACGTTTCGACCCACCGGCTCAAGCTGCAGTTGTCGATGGCCTGCCCGCAAGCCTGGGAGTGACGTTGCCGAAGGATTACGCCAATTTCCTTAGGGAGCACAATGGAGGTGAAGGCTTCATCGGCGACAGCTATATAATTTTTTTCAAGGCTGAAGAGTTGGTAGACTTCAATCGAGAATATGAGGTTGAGAAATACGCACCAGGCATCCTCTTGTTTGCGTCGAATGGAGGAGGGGAAGCCTATGGCTTCGACACCCACGATGTGGAAATGCCGATCGTGCGCATCCCATTCATATTTATGGAACGGCAATCCGCCGAGACGATAGCGCGTGACCTCGCCGGTCTATTCGCTGCGTTGGAGGACTTGAAATGAGCGTCCAAGGTACAGATTCGCGTTCCAAAGGCATGGAATTGTTCGAGATCAAACCGGTAGCGGTTGGCGGCGATCCAGTTAGCATGGAGAACAAGATCTGGTTGACCAGGCAAGAGCATTTTCAAGTGGTGCGCTTTTGGAATCGAACTATCGAAGTTCAGCGTAAGGCGCCACTGGAAAAGGCGGGACGAAACGGGGAATAGAGTGCAAGGAGCACGAGCCATGACCAGCGTCGGACGATCATTTGCAAATCCACCGAACCGCCGGCGCAAGCAACTCGTCCCTAGATCCCAACATAATAATGGTACCATCTTCCAGGAGGTTTTGCATCCGAATCGTGGCGGAGGGTTTCTCTTTTGGGGCAAGTAGGCAGGCTGATAGACATAGTTGCAAGGCTGTCGGAGTTTGACGAGTACGACACGATTTATGCGTCGGAGCCTTGGACCGAGGATTCCGATGCGATGGTTGCTACCGGGCTGGACACGGGAAGATCGCCACCGGAGGCCGTCGAAGCCGGTTTGGAATATTTTCTTGAGATACATATCCGTCGAGAAGTCATCGAGGGTTGGCTTGCCTCAATAAAAGAAAAACCTAGCCTAGCGGGGGTTTGTCAAAGGCTTATCGAATACGCCATCAATGACGCATAGGAGAGATAGAGTGGAACATAACCCGCGCTATGACGGAAAGCCGCTGCTTAAACTATTGGAATTTTATGTTTTGTGGGTAATTGGTGAGCTGCCCGAAGAGGTGGATAAATCCTTGAAGGCGATAGCTCCCAAATTGCACACTCTCTATGGCGGCGATGGACAGTGGCAGGGCGCAATTGCCGCATCTGTTCATCTTTCCGAGGAATACCGGCGGAAATCCGGGGTCTATGGGCGAGGAACCTCGAAATCGCTCGCGACAACGAAGTAACGCTTTCGCCTCAGAAATTTGCCGAGATGTTCGTAGATGAAAATTTCGAGAATGATGGATTACGGTGACAGCGTATTTCTAGAGGTCCGCACCAGTGCGAGGTAGAGCGAAAGCTCTAAAGCTGACAAATTGAAAAGAGTGCACTGTCACCGTAATTCCGAAGCATTGAGACGCATAATTCAGCTGGACAGCCTGATCGTGGGCGTTGGAGGAACTGCCGGGTTATACTTGTCCAGCGGACAAAGTGGCTCCAGTATGGACGGACCCGTTGAGAAGAACAGCAATGTCTATTAGATTCGCTGCGCTGGCGCCCACTTACATCTGAAGGGCTGGCCAGCGGTCACCTTGAAAATCGCATGGGACGGCGGCCTTGGCTCGCCGCAATGAACATGGGCAGGAAGATACTTCTCGGTGGAACGTTTCCTATGACGACGACATCGAACTGAACAAGCGGCGGCAACACCCGACCATAGCCTGGTTGTGGCGGCTGGAGACATGTGATCCTTCGGAAAGGCCAGAGCTACTGGCCAAATAGGAAGAATGGAATCAACTCCACGAAGAGAAAAAGCGGAATGCCAAGGGTTGGGAACACCGCAGCTTTTACCCCTTGCTGGACTTTGATGACATCGGTCGCACAGTCATGCAGAGGGCGACGCCGAGGCAATGGCGCTGAGGATCGAGCTTGGGCTGCCGGCTGAACCGGAGAAAGTGCCGACCGAAGAAGAGCGTATTCTGGCCGAGGCCGGGGATGGCTATGTGACGCCTGCGCAGCGCAAGCGGCTGCGCTACCTGCGCAAGCACCCTGAGGAGGGGTGATGCGCCGCGTCTAACTCTTCGGCCTTCATCACAGCGCTGATCGTCGCGCACCAAATTGGAACTTCTTTCAAGCCTCGCTTTCGCGGGGCTTTTTTCATGGAGCAAGCCTTATGGCCCGACCTGCAACTGCCGCCGTTCGCCTGTTGACCGGCGAACGCGAACCCGTGCGCCTGGCGACGACGGGCAACATCACCCTTTACGGCCTGCAGACCATCGACGGCGTGCCGGCCGAGGTCGGCGACCGCGTGCTGGTCAAGAACCAGACCGATGCCCGCGACAACGGCATTTATACCGCCAGCGAAGGCCAATGGTTCCGTGCCGCCGATGCCCGCACCAGCCGCACCATGCAGAAGGGCACGACGGTGCATGTTCAGCAGGGCGCGGTCTCGGCCGACTTCGTCTATGTTTTCGAAACGCTCGATCCGGTGATCGGCACCGACGCGGTCACGATCGCCTTTTACCTGTCGGAGGACACGCTGGGCGATGCGGTGGGCGCGGCCAGCGCTGCTGCCGCCAGTGCCGCTGCGGCGCTCACCTCGAAGAACGCTGCCGCCACCAGCGCCACCAATGCCGGC